GTCCTGCATAACGAAATCCATAGGATTGAACAAGGTTGACTCATCTACGTCAATACCAAGCCAAGCGTCTTCTAGTTGTTTTGAATGATCTTTCATTTATATATTCCGTCTACAAATCCATAATATATAGCCTCTTCGCAATCCATATACCAATCTCCGTTATGTAGTTTCCTTTTTATGTATGATTTTGTTTTTGATAACGAGTATTCTGAACTCTTAAAGAACTCGCCAGTAGAATAACATCTGTCTGCATAAATTGATAGCATGGTTTCGCAATTCCTTTTGTCTACCGCTGCATAATTTTGTGAGCTTAAATAGTCACCAGACAAATCAGTGCTTCCAAAATGACACATAAATATAGAATTTTCAGTCATCAGCCTTTTTGCTGCCGACTGTATAATAACAGTACCCATAGAACATAACTGCCCATAGCCAACAAAAACGGTTTTACACTTACAGTTCCTGATCGCGTCGTAGATACCCATCCCGGCATACCAGCAGCCTCCAACCGTTTGCATATGAATAGTAATTGGATCTTTGCTGATGTTTTTTAAAATGTTTATATTTTTTATAAAATTCTGCAACATACGATGATCCACGCCAGCAGACTCACCCGAATCATCAAACTCATTTATATATATTTCCCTATTTTTTACGTCTATCCCATATCCATGAATTTCGCCAACCATATCTCTATTGAGCGTCATTGTCTTTTCCATTAAAAAGTTCATTTAGTCTCTTGAAGATACTGTTGCAAATTATAAAAGCATTATACTTATTGTCGCAAAAAATAACATTTATATCTCGCCTTATGGATATTTCCATGAGAGACTTCATAAGATATTTACCACTAAGCCTTGTTTGGTCAACAATATCAAATCTCTTTCCTGTTGGTTTTTTAATCTGGCCGCTTTTATAAAGTTCGTATTTGCGCTTATCTTCTTCGTCAAGCAAGCTCATTGGGTAGTTTATCACATCCGAAGCAGAAAACTCAAGCAGCAAGTAGCGGAAATGAAAATCTTTCATGCGCTCCATTTCATTAAAAAACGCCTCTTTTTTCCTTCCTAAGTTCATACCTATTTCGGAGACAGATGCTTTTCTTTCTATGCAGACAACATCCTCATATCCCTTTAGGGTATAGTCTCCGGTGTGAAGCGTTCCAATCTCCATACCCTCGCACTTGTCGTAAGAGCTAAAAAACCAGCCATCCTGTTCTCTAGTGTCTTTAATAACAGTGTACTTGGGTATCTGGACTTTACTCATATTAAAAATCTTGTTTCTTCTCGAACACTAAATATTTGCCATTCTGGTATACAGGAAGACATTTTCTTAATTTGTTTTTAATAAAAAAGGAATACACCTCATTAAAAACATCTTTACTGGTTTCTACCCGATAAGAATCTCCGACATCTAAAGATTTTAGCTCTGATATTATCTCATCAGCATTTGAAAATTCGGCAACCCCTTCTGGGTCAGACTCGATCTGATCTTCGATGGGCGCGACAAATTCTTCATTTGGCTCGCCTTCTCCAGAATCCCAAGAGGAAAATCTTTCGTAACTCATTTTTTATTTCTCCTAACTATCTCGTTGAAGTATGAAACATAATGCGACTCTTTGCCAGTCACAGACTTATGGCAGCCCCTACAAAGGGTTACACCATTATCTGCATCGTGACGCAGGGAGCTGGCTGAACTCCACTTTATTATGTGATGTACATTCAGACGAACATTTCTCCCCTTATTATTACACATTTGACACGTATAATTGTCTCGTTTTAGTACATCAAGACGAAACTGTTTGTAAATCGGGTCTCCGTAGTCTCGCCTTTTCGACATCGCTATCCACCATTCTTTCTGCTAACTTACTAAAACTAACATTTCTCTGCCAGCCCAAAACATCTTCAGCCTTCTTTGGTATACCAAGAAGATAATCAACTTCAGCTGGACGATAAAACTCTGGATCTACAACAACATAATTACCCCAGCCATCAATGCCAATCCTGCGAAACGCAGCATCTAGAAACTCTCTGACACTATGCGTTTCGCCCGTGCCGATAACGTAATCGTCTGGATTTTCCTGCTGTAGCATGAGCCACATCGCATTTACATAATCCTCCGCATGTCCCCAGTCTCTTTTTGCATCTAAATTGCCAAGTCTTAACTTTGGGAATGAAATCCTTTCTTGGGTTTCGTGATCGTACAAATAGATTTCTTCGTCTACAAATACGACCTCTCCACCACGCCAGCTTTCAAATTCCCCAATCCACTTGGTAATCTTTCTGGTTACAAACTTTTCTCCACGTCTTTCGCTTTCATGATTAAATAAAATGCCACAACTGCCGTGTATGCCATACCCTTCTCTGTAATTTCGCACTAAGTGGTGCGCTGCTAACTTTGCGATAGCATAAGGACTCTGTGGCACGAAAGGAGTGTCCTCGTCTTGGAACTTGATGTCCCCATATCTTCCTTTGGTAATCGAGGAATTCTTACCAAACATCTCACTGCTACTGGCTTGATAAAACCGTATTTGGTCTTTTCTGTCAGAATATCTAATAGCCTCCAAGATATTCAAAACGCCGCCAGCAGTAATGTCCCATGTTAAATTCGGCTGCTTGAAGCTGGTTCCGACGTGGGATTGTGCAGCCAAGTTGTATATTTCGTCAGGTTTATGTTCTTCTAAGATCTTGCTGACATTAAATCCGTCAGTAACATCGCCCTCTACGAGTACGATATTTTGCAAGATATGATTGATATTACTTGTGTTTGGGGTGCTTGATCTTCTGGTGACTCCAACGACTTCATATCCCTTACTTAGTAAGAGTTCTGCTAGGTAGCTACCATCTTGTCCTGTAATACCAAAAATAACAGCCTTCATTATTGGTCCTTATCTATTAGTGTTTCGGGCGTAAGAAATGGCTGGTCGATATTACCGTCTTCATATTGAGTATATTCTGAAAGCCGTTCTTTCTCTCTTTCAGTTGCCAGCCGCATCTTTTCCATTTCTATACCTATTTTCGACCTAAACTCTGAACTGGTCGCGATTTGCTTCACCAATGATGCAAACGTCTGTTTTGAGTCCTCAATGGCCTTGATACGCTGCTCTCTTGTGCCTTTGAGGTCTTTTAACATCGTCGCTTTTCGAGCCTGAAGATCTTTGTAGTCTTTACTAAGTGTCTCCTGTGAGGCCCTGAGAATAGCTATCTGGCGTTCCAAATTCATTATATAGTCTACATCTCGCTGATCTTTGTCTCGCGCCTTTTCATTCTGAACAAGACGCTCGTTAAGCATTATTTCTTCCTGATTTTCATGTTGAGACCGTAGAATCCTATTCATTAGGATTTCTAACTTGATCGTATCTATTATCTGCATTTCTTCAGTATGAAACACATCATCTTTGAACTGGCTCCACATTTTTTTGAAATGAAATTGAAACATTTCCAATTCTTCTTGTGAAAACTGATGAGATAGCTCTTTGTAGTATGGTTTTGTTTTTAGTTCATTAGCTACAGCCGCCTCTTTCTTTTGAGAAGAAGAAAATCCGACCTTTTCGGCAATCCAGCCACGAACAGACTCAGGATCACGCTCTAGGGTCTTGGCTATTGCTTCTGGAGAAAGAACCTCGCAGTTCTGCTCGATAAATTGCATTTCCTCATTGGAGAATCTACCCTTCTTCATTGTCAATTTCTCCGTTTATTATTTCCTGTAGTCTTTTTATTATTTTAATTTTACGACTTTTTGTGAGTTTGCCCTTATTTTTTAGCTTGAGATAGTCCGAGCGCATGTTTGCAGGAAGTTTTTCATCAATCAACTCATGTATTTCTGATAGGTGGGCGTCGTCTACTATGGTGGAGCCGGTTGCAATGTGATATAATTCATGTATATCTATGGGTTCGAGTATGCTTTTCTTGATGTCTTGCATTTTTTGGGCGTCACCAACCTCATAACGGTAATAATTATCACGTTTGAAGTTTTTTAGCCTGTTGCTTAGGTGTATATATAGGAAATTTTCAAGTGGGCGCGAATTATCATAGTCATCAAGCCCCTTGTGTGCTATCAAAAACGCCTCTTGACGTATATCTTCACACTCAAACGACGTAAATACATATTTGTGGGCGATTTTATCTACAACAAAATTAAAAGCCACCATGAATTTTTCCTCTGTAACACCTTCAGGTAGCCTCATCTTCACCTTCTTCTTCAAAAAGTGACGCCAGCGACTTGTCTTCTTGCTCCAAGTCGGATTTAACGGACTCATCAAGCTCTGCCGTCGAGCGCATTTGTAGTTCGATCTCTATTTCTTTGTGATTTTCGCTCATTTTTTCTCCTTTGGGGGGTTTACAACTAGTTATATACACATCTAAATAAATTTACACATAATTTGTGCATTTTTTGCATGGTAAAGATATAGTATGGTGGCATTACGCCGGAGCATTTAGATTTAGAACAATTTCTCTAACGCTGTCACATTAAAAATCTGTCCTGTCTGTGGCGCTTGGACGGTGGCACCCTCCCAAGGTGGGGTTTCCAGATTGAAATTTTTCTCTTGAATGTTAGGAGTTGGAATCAGGTACTAACCATGCCTGACACATTTGGCAGTTGAATGGTCTCAGTAATGAGATGTGTCGAAACAATTTATCGAACGCAGTGAGTTGGTCAGCTCTCACCCAAAACCTTCCCAACAAGAACAACTGATTGGTGGCTCTCTAATAAATGTTTCATATCCTGCGCGGCAAGGGGCTTGTTGGTAGGATAAAAGCTGGGGTTGTATACTTACAGTAAAATTAAGGTAAATCAAATGAAATCGCCCTGTACAGGAAAGTGCAAATTAGAAAACGCCCAATGTGTTGGATGCTACAGGACCGTTGATGAAATACGAAACTGGAGGAGTATGAATGAGCAAGAAAAAAGAGAAGTTTGTTTCAAGATATGTCTACGGGC